GTTAAGGAAAAATATAATGAGTTAAAAGAAAAAATAGAATTATATGATAAACTTTTAACTATTTATATATCAAAACACCCAGACGAAAAAATAGAAACATTTAGACAAACAATGCGTAGATTTAATACTGGTAAAGTTTCTGTTAAAACAAAATAGGAGAAAATCTTATGGCAAAACCACTAACACAAGAAGAAATAGATTTGGCTATTAAAAATTTAAATTCAAGCAATTCTGACTGTTTAACATTGGAAGAAATAGATAAACTCCTAATAGAACTTTCAAAAAAAGACTTTAAAATCAATGAAGAAATTAATGATGGTATTTTTGATGAAATCTAAAGATGAATACTTTGTATACAATTATGAATATGACTGCTGGATGCATAGAGCTCCATTAAAATGTTTTGTAAATCCTATACTTAGAGCCATACAATTTTGGACTGACAAACCATATGTCATTTATTCAAATTGTAAAAAAATTGAAGGAAATTGGCATTTTATAAATTATGGTTTTGGAAGAGTAAAATATATTAAAACTTGACTTTTGTAAGTTTTTTTATTATCATAAAAATATGAAAAAAATAGTTGATGAAATAATATATATAGATACAGAAGAAAAATTTAACGATATAAAACAAAATTATAAAAGAGAACAAAAAATATATTATACTTGTTCTGAGTGTGGAAAAGAATATATAAAATCAACTATAAGATCAATGACATCGATTAATAAATTATGCTGCTATTGTGCTTCAAAAAAAGCATTAATAGATAAATATGGTGTTGATAATGTTTTTAAATTACAAGAATTTCAAGAAAAAGCAAAACAAACAAGAATAGAAAAATACGGAGATGAAAATCCGTTTTCTTTTGGTTCTGACAGGTATAAAGAAATTATAAAAGAAAAATATGGTGTAGATAATGTTTTTCAATCTGAAGAAATAAAAGAAAAAATAAAGAAAACTTGTTTGAAGAAATACGGTGTTGAATACAGTTCACAAGCAGAAATAGTAAAAGAGAAAACAAAGAAAACAAATTTAGAAAGATACGGAAATGAATATGCTGTTGCTTCTAATATAGTTAGGAAAAAAGCAAAAGAAACAAACTTAGAGAGGTATGGTAGTGAAACTCCGTTTCCATTTAATTGTAATAAATTAAATGAAATAATTAAAGAAAAGTATAATGTTGATAATATTTCTCAATTGGATGAGATTAAAATAAAAAAAGAAGAAAGTTGTTTAAAACATTTTGGAGTATCTAATCCTTCTTATTCAAAGGAAGTTTTAAGCAAGATTGAAAACACATTATATCAAAGGTATGGTGTAAAACATCCTCTTCAATACAGAGAATTTCAGCTAAAAACAAAAAGCAAATACATTTACGAAGATATAAATTTTGATAGTAGTTGGGAACTGATATTTTGGTTGTATAATAAAGAAGTTTTAAACAATAATATAACAAGAATTTTAGATCCATTGATATATTATTACAATGATGAGGAGTTTAAATATTTCCCCGATTTCAAAATAGATGATAAAATATACGAGATAAAAGGTGATCACTTTTTTAATGATGAGGGAATATTAATTGACCCTTGGGATAATTCTGAATATGGGAATGGTAAAGCAAAAGCAAAATATGATTGTATGCTTGAAAATCATATAACAATTTTAAGAGGAAATGATATCAAACCATATTATAATTGGTTTAAAGAAAAATACGGTATCAAATATTTGAATAATTTTAGGAGAACGAAATGAAAATTTATGATGTCGCTATAGTTGGTGCTGGCCCTGCTGGGTATATGACAGCTTATAGATTGATTAAAAACAAACCAGAGCTTAAAATTGCTATTTTTGAAAAAGGTAATCCTCTTGAAAAGAGAATTTGTCCTATTCAAACTGGTAAAGTAAAAGAATGTATCCATTGCCATACCTGTGCAGTTATGGAAGGTGGACTTGGAGCAGGAGCAAAGAGTGATGGTAAGTACAACATCACCAATGATTTTGGTGGTTCTTTATTTGAAAAAATTGGATATGAAAAATCCTTGAAATTACAGAAAGAAGCAGACGAAATAAACCTTTCTTTCCTTAATGGAATTAAACCAAAGCTCTTTTCATCAACCAATAATGAATTTAAATCTTTGTGTTTAAAAAATAATCTTCATCTTCTTGATGCTGATATTAGACATTTAGGAACAGACAACAATCTTATTCTTGGAAAAAATTTATTTGATTATTTGTCTGATAAAGTTGATATTTATTACAATTCACCGGTTGAAACCATTTCTAAAAACTCAGATAATAGCTGGAATGTTAATGATGAGGAATATAGAGCAAATAAACTTGTAATAGCAGCTGGCAGAGCTGGTTCTAAATGGGTAGAGACTATTTGTGATAATCTTAAAATAAAAAGAAATTCTAATAGGGTTGATATAGGTATAAGATTTGAATTACCATATATAACATTTAAGCATCTTACTGATAAATTATATGAATCAAAAATAGTTTATAGAACAGAATTGTATGAAGATTTTGTAAGAACTTTCTGTATGAATCCACAAGGTTTTGTTGTTAATGAAAATACTAATGGTATTATAACAGTTAATGGTCATTCTAATAGTGAGAATGGTGAAAAAAGTCAGAATACTAATTTTGCCCTGTTAGTATCTCAAAATTTCACAGAACCTTTTAATGACAGTAATGAATATGGAGAAAGCATTGCTCGTCTTTCTAATATGCTTGGTAAAGGTGTTATTGTTCAGAGATTTGGCGATTTGATAAGATGTAAAAGATCAACTACTGAAAGACTAAAAAGAAATACAGTCATTCCAACTCTCAAAGCAGAACCTGGTGATCTTGCTCTCGTTCTTCCACATAGAATACTTGAGGACATAAAAGAAATGATTTATGCTCTTGATACAATAGCACCAGGAACAAAAAATGACGACAATTTGCTTTATGGTGTAGAAGTAAAATTCTATAACAATATTATAGATGTAAACGAACGATTGCTCGCTGATAATAATCTTTATATCATAGGTGATTGTAGTGGTATTACTCACTCACTTTCTCAGGCAGCAGCATCTGGGTTATTTGTAGCAGATGATATTCTTGGAGGTATGTAATGAAATATACGATTAAATTGGCAGAAGCAGATATTATAAACAAAAATAATAGATGCTACTCAAAAGAAGTATTTGAAAAAATAAACGAGCAATTAAATTCAAATACTGTTAATGTCTATAATCAAAAATTTGGAGGCAAACCAAACCCTCCTATTGATGCTGTTATCGGTCAAACTATAAAACTTTCTTCGAGAATAATAGATAATGCATTGTTTGTAGATGTAAATTTAATAAAACCTAAGAACGCTAATTTTATAAATCTTTGTTGTACTTGTAATATAAATCTTTCAAACAAAGCAAAAATGAGTTATGATGGTAATATTAAAACAGGTTTTCACGAAGAGATTGAAGATGTTGATGTTCAGCATTTATTTGCAGATAATACAAACTCATATTATGATGAAAGTAATATTATTTCTAAAAATAAAATGGAGATAGAGTAAAACTTAATTGACAAAATTTTTCTTCTGTGTTATTATTTTTCTTATGAAAAAATTAACAACAGAAGAATTTGTTGAAAGAGCAAAATCAAAACACGGAGATAAGTATGATTATTCCGAGGTTGAGTATATCAATTCTATAACACCTGTTAAAATAAAATGTAATAAACACAATATTTGGTTTAAACAAGCTCCAACTTTTCATCTTAAATTCAATGCTTGTCCTTTATGTATGCACGAAACAAAAAAGAGAATTAATAAAGGAAGGGTATCAAAACTTAAAAAGAGTGAAGAAACTTTTTTAAGCCAAATAAAAGAAAAATATGGTAATTTGTTTGATTATTCTGAAATTAAATATGTAGACAATAAAACACCTGTAAAATTAAAATGTAACAGGTGCGGAGCAGAAATAGGATTTCGTCCAGCAAGTTTAAATTCTATAAAAGATCCTTGCACTCATTGTTCTCATATAAATGCTCAAGAAAACAGAAAATTAACAACAGAAGAATTTATTGAAAAGGCAAAATTAGTTCACGGTGATAAATATGATTATTCTGAAACTAATTATATTAATTCAAGAACAAAATTAAAAATAAAATGTAATAACTGTGGCAAAATCTTTTGGCAAAAACCAAGAATACATTTGGAAGAGCACGGATGTAATTGTTATAAAAATACAAACAGAAAAACAACTGAACAGTTTATAAAAGAAGCAAAAGAAATATATGAAAATATTTTTGATTATTCTTTAGTTGATTATAAAACTAATAATACTTATGTTTTGTTAAAATGTAATAAATGTAATCATATATTTAAGAGAAAGCCAAAAGATCATTTGTATGGTTATAAAGGTTGCCCAAATTGTCATACATTTAAAGGTGAAGAAACAATAAAAAAAATATTAACAAAAAACAATATAGAATATGAATTTCAAATGAGGTATCCAGATTTAAAAGATGCCAGCTTACTTAGTTATGACTTTTACATTCCTTCAAACAATTTACTAATTGAATATAATGGTGAGCAGCATTACAAGTGGTTGACTTATTTTCATAAAACTTTACACGATTTTCACAGGCAACTTCATCATGATTGGTTGAAAAGAAAATACGCAAGAGATAATGGCATTAACCTTCTAGTGATACGTTATGATGAAGATATTGAAGAAAAACTATCTTTCATCTTTTGAGTAATTTTTTGATTTGTCGTAATTACCAAATTTGCCTTTTCTATATTGTTGCATAAAATGTTTTAAACAAAGGTGATGGCTGTAGTGAGGTTCTTTGCAACCTGGAACACCACATTTGAAAAACTTACGGCTGTTCGGATCGAGTTTGCAGTGGTCTGACTGACTAATTTTCGTTAGGTTAGAAGTAGAGTTGTTATGCTTATCGTGATCTTTGTGATGTACTACTTTTCCATCACCGTATTTTGCCCCTGCTGCTTCTCTGTGGCGGTAGCGCCATTCTCCATAAAGGAGATTATGATTTTTTGAATAGTGCCGTTCATTTGGTTTGTATTCATACCAGTATCTTTCATAATCTAATGGCGTAACTTTTTTTGCCTCCACTAGATTTTTAAACTCTTCTTCTGTTAACACTTTATATTCGCCATTTTTATCAAATTCCAAAAATAGGCTCTCACTTAAAATTTCAGTTAATGTCATATAATTAACTTTTCTTGACAAATAAAACAATGCTTGTTATAATCTAATAGTAGAACTTAATTTGATTCTAAAAAATTAATATTATGAATACAGAAGAATTTATAGAAAGAGCAAAACAAATACACGGTGATAAATATGATTATTCTTTGTCTATTTATAATCGTAGAGGTAAAATAAAAATTATTTGTCCAGAACACGGAGTGTTGAGCAAACTGCCAGAGACCATTATAGAGGCTCTAGTTGTCCAAAATGTAGAGAAAGCCACGGAGAAAGAGCTACGAGAAAATTCTTAGTTTTAAATAAAATAAATTTCAAAGCAGAGCACATTTTTGAAACTTGTAAATATAAAGTAAAAGAAAAATATAAAGAATTAAAAAAACGAATTGAAAAATATGACATTCTTTTAACTTTTTATATAAAAAATCACCCAGAACAAAATATAGAAAGTTTTAGACAAACAATGAAAAGATTCAATACTGGTAAAGTTTCAGTTAGAACTTTTAAATATTTTAATTATTAGAGGTTAAAAATATGGCTCTAACACAAAAAGAAATAGAAGAGATTTTAAAAAATTCAGATAAAGAATGTCTTACAGAAAAAGAACTTGATGATTTGTTAATGGCAATTGTTGAAAAAGATAATAACTTAAATGAAAATATTATTATTGATAATACCCCATTTGATAACTAATTTTTAGTCTTGAAAAATTTTGTTTTTAAAAGTATAATAAATTATGAACATAAAAAAAAGCTCAGCATATAATGCTAAAAAATTGGAATAAAGATGGAACTCCTCAAATGATAGAGTTTCTAAACGATAGATTTAAAAATCAGTTGCACGGTCAAATTAGAGATGAATTTGATGAGATAGTAGTTCCTTGGCCTACTGGCTTTATATTTGATAAACATACTCCAAAAGAAGATATGGAGTTTTTAAATAAACTTTGTCATACAAAAGACATAGCAGTATTTGGAGTAACATCAAATTGTTATAGTGAATTTGATGGATATAACACTGAGTATCTTTATTCATTAGATTATATTATTGATGCTCCATATAATGCTCACGTTTATTCTCTTTGTAGTCATCCATATCAAGTAGATTATGAAGGAAATGGGTTTCGACCTGCTGGCCCTAATCAAGGAGGATATCTTCCAACTATGATTTTTTACAAGGCATTTAAATATGATTGTAAGAGGAAAGTATGAAAAAATATACAGAAAATGATGTTTTAAAAATTATTTTTCTTATAATAGCAATTAAAGACGGCAGAACAATTCAAACCACAAATGGAAATGGTGGATGGGTAGATTGTAAAGATTTGATTATTAAAGACATAATGACAAATTTTAAACAATATAGAATCAAGGATTAAATTTTAGTCTTGAAAATTTTTATATTTTTTATTATAATAAACTATAAGATTTCGTATGAAATCTAAAAAATTTAATTAAAACCTTAAAAAATATTATTATTAAGGTAAGGAAAAATTAATGGCTAATACTTTTTTCGATTCACTTATTTCACAGGATCAGGCAAAAATCACTGCAATCGTTTCATCAGTAAAAGAACATCTTTCAAACGATGGTGTGGTTGATTTGGATTTGCTTATGGCAACTCTTGAGCGGCTTAATGAAGTAAAGAGGACTGCTCGTGAGGCAATTAAAGAAACTGAAAAGAAAAATGCTGAGGAAGAACGTTTGCGAATGATTGAAATTGGTAAAGCATATGTCCAGACTTTGAAAGAAGGTGATGAAATTACATTCATTTATGGGCCTGCTAATTTTCAGAAACAAGCAACACTTCCAATTGAGAAAAAAGGAGCAGCAACTGTTCAGGTTGAATATCCACAGTCTATGCTTGGGCCTGGTTCTAAAACAGCAAAACGAAATATTCACTATGATAAAATCATAGTTCCACAGGAATTCATCGACGGTCTTAAACAGACGGTATAGAGCGTTGTGCTCGGGTTCTGCTTAGTCCTTGAAAAAGCAAAATATTTCTTTTGTGGTTTAGAGGAAACCACTCTAGGTATCCGTTCGCCAAAAGACGGAAATCCCCCTATGGAATACGTTCTGTAGGACGCTTAAATAGTTTATAGTAAAACATTTCCTTTGTGTTTAAAAGACACCCGAAATAAGTCAGGCCGTCCCTGACTTTAAGCGTTTTTAATCTTTTTAAAAAAATGACAAAAATTAAAAAATTTGATATAATAATTACATAAAGGAGATTCAAAATGCTTTTATGCTTAGTATTTTGTTTTATATTTTCATTTGTTTCAATGGTTTGGTTTATTAATGATATTATTGATAACTGGGGAGAACTTATAATTGAAGATATTATAAGGTTAATTTTTAAATTTTTACTTTTCGTTTTTTCCATTACTGGTTTATGTTCTGGTTTTGAGTACAAAGGCAAAATGGAAGTAAAAATTAAAGAATATGAAAAGAAAATGAAGATTGTTGAACCAATTATTGAAACAAATAAAATTGTTATTGATGGCAAAGAATACGAGGGAAAAATAATTGATAAAAAATTAAACAATTTTATTCAGCTAAAAACTAAAGATGAAACACTAATAATTATTGAGCCCAAATCAATCACAACAAAAAATTAAAAAATTGACAAAAATTAAAAAAATTGATATAATAGTCCTATAAGGAGATAAGAATGAAGACAGTTTACACGGCTCCCAAAATTTCTTCGTTGAAAGATAATGGGATCAAAGATTTACTCTATGTGGCGTCTTACTTACCAGAACTAAGATTGGTTTACCTCACAGGAGTTCCAGTGAGAATTGAACTGAACAAAGGTGGTTATGTAGAGCTTAATTCAGAAGAGGAAGAAATCAATCTTTCTGCTTACAATGAAATCTTTAAAAATCTTTCTGAATTTTTTTATGGAACGGCTTATTTGTATGGTTTTGTAAACGAAGGAAAGCTTATTATTTATGATGCTTTTACAAATGATAATTTTCTATCATCAAGAGATTTGATGTTTCTTGAAAGCAAATATAAAATTCCAGTTGTAAAACCAATAGCCGAAGGTAATTTTACAGTTGATTATCTTGTTGAAGTTTTAAACAAAAAAATAAATGGTGAAGGAATGAAATCGAATAAATTTTATATTCTTCCTTCTGTTTATGTTGATGATACAAGAAGTTATACCTCTGCAACCGAAGTTGTAAAATCAAAAATAATTCTTGGTGAAAAACCAGCAACAACTACAACTTATTGGTCAGGGTATTCTGCTCAAACTTACACACCACAAGCAACAGCAGCAACAGTAGCAACTAAATCAGCAGTTTCAACTACAACTACAAGCACTGTATCAAAAAAGAAATCAAAAACTGATAAAATTTTTGCTGAGATTTTTGAAGTTTCTACAAAAGAAGAAAGACAACAAATTTATGAGCAAACATTGAAAAATATCAATAGTTATATGGAAACTTTATCTCTTTCCGAAACTGAAAAGAATTGGTGGAAGTCAAATGGAAAATTCTTTGCTTATTTGTATTCCATCCTTACTCTTCCTTCAACAAGAAGTATTGTTTATGATTATGGTGAATTTTATTATCTTGATGTTGAAGAGTGTGCAAATCCAATTGAGAAAAAATGGGCTACATTCTTTATTGATATGTTTGGTGAAGTATTCCAAGGTACTCTTGAAACAAAGAAAATAAAAATTACTTCTGACTTCTATTCTATGTTTGCTTTATTCTTTAAAGAAGAATTGATAGAGTTTGATAAGTTCTTTGTTAAAGAAACAGATAAAACAAAAGATTGGAGATATTGTGAAAATTTTGAATATTATAAAGGAGTATATTAATGTATTTTTCAACCGATGAAAAAAATATGTTGCTGGACTTGTTTCATTTGTATGCTCCATCAAAGAAAGAAGAACCAGTTTTGAATTTTATAAAAGATGTTTTGGAAAAAAAACAAATTCCATATACACAAGATAAAAACGGAAATATTATTTGTCTAAATCATATTGGAGAACCTTTGCTTTCTGCCCATACAGACTGTGTAGGAACTGCTGAAAGCGGTGCTTATGTTGAACTGATTGATATTTATCCATATGGCGATGATGAGATAATGAAAGGAATTGGTAATATTGGCGGAGATGATAAGTGTGGTGTATTTCTTATTCTTCTTTATCTTCTTTCTGGTAAACCAATTAATGCAATATTTAGTATTTGTGAGGAAATTGGTGGTTCTGATGGCATTAGAACAGTCGTTCAAGAAGTGAAAGAAAACGAAGTATTTAAATCAATTCCATACGCAATTGTTCTTGATAGAAAGCATCCAGGTGATATCATTTGTTATAAAAATGATTATGGTAGCTTAAAATTTGAACAAGCGCTTGAAAAGATTGGAAAGGATTATGGCTATAAGGCTGTTCTCGGTGGTTGTTCAGATATGAACACTTTGAAGGATTACTTTAATGGTTGCAACCTAAGTGTTGGATATTTTAATCCGCATTCAACAACTGAATTTGTAAGTATTGCAGACTTGTATAATTGCTGGGAGTATCTGAATGAGCTAATTGAAAAAATGCCAAGAGACTTGCCACTTGAAGAAAAAAAAGTGTACACACCATCTTATAATAGTTATGGTAATGATTATTATTCAAAATGGACAAAAGACAAATATAACCAAAGTGTGTATGGATATGACTTTGATTACTAACTAAAAGAAAACCCACTCAATTGAGTGGGTTTTTTGTTTTACAAATCTCTTGCATCCATTGGTTTAACAGTTACCGAATAAGCATTCATTGTTTTCAACATAGTATTAGAAGTGTTATAGACATCTGCACCGCCTTCAACTTTTCCACTTTCACTTTCAATCGAACCATCTGAATATTGATATAATTTTCCGTCTAAAGACTGTAAATCGTTGTCGTCATATTCTCTTAATTCATAATCAAAATTTCCAGCATTATATCTATATTCGTTTCCCGTTGTAGTTCCAGAAGTATGAATTGTATCTCTATTAGTATCTCCATTCAATGATCTTGTACCATCATCAGTAATGGCAGCACCTATTTCTATTTGTTTTCTATAAAGATTTGAATTAAACCCACTTGATACAGTATCTATAAATTGATCAGAATCCCAATCTCCACCTTGACCATCAGCCACCTCTTTTTCATAAAAATATGGATGATCTGCAGATGTTCCAGCGCCAAGTTCATTGTTTGGATCATATACAGTTCTATGATTTAATTTTGAAACAAGGCCTGTACTTTTACCTGTGGCATTTGCTCCAATAACACCATATACACTGCTTCCTTTGTAAGAAGTTATATCTATTCCTAAAAGGTTTTTATCATCTATTACAACTTTATTTTCAGGATTTATTCTTGCCATTAATTTTTCTCCTAATATATATTAACTTTTCCGTTTGTGAATATTTTACACATATATCTTCTTATATTGACAAAATTTTTATTCCATATTAAAATTAAAAAATGTTTAAAGAAAAATATTACGAGTTGATAGATAAAGCAAAATTACAAAATACAGATGATAACATTGTTTACGAAATTCATCATATTATTCCTCGTTCTCTTGGAGGGACAGATGATAAATCTAATTTGGTTAAATTAACCCCAGAAGAACATTATGACGCCCATTACTATCTTTGGAAATTCACAAATACTCCTCAAATGGCTTGGGCTTTTTGGTTGTTTAATAATTTTAAAGGTAGAAAAATTTCAAGGGAAGAATATGGAGAATTAAGAAGACAAGCTGCAAAAGCTTCTGCTGAATTACAAAAGAAACCAGTCTATTGTCTTGAACTTGATAAAGTGTTTCCTTCGATGCAAGAAGCAGCAATAGCAGTTGGAGCAAGAAAAGACCATTCTTCTTATATTGGAGAAGTATGTAATAAAAAACATAAAGCTTGTTTTGAATGGAAAAACGGCTTAAGATATCATTGGTGCTGGCCAAAAGATATTGAAGAATTTAAAAAACATAAAGAAGAGCTTCTGTATGAGGAAGCACATAGAAAAGAATTAACAATCAAGAAAATAAGTGAAGCAAGAAAAGGAAAAGCAGTTCATAGTAAAACTGTCACTTGTGTAGAAACAGGTCAGAAATTTAATAACTTAAAAGAAGCCGCTATATTTTGTGATGGATATTCATCTAATATTAAATACAGTGCCGAGCAAGGAACTCCTTATCACGGTTATCATTGGAAACTTGATGGAGTAGAAGTTGAATTAAAAGAAAAAGTTTCTCATTGGAAAGGCAAGCATTTGAGTGAGGAAATGAAAAAGAAAATGGTTGTTAGTAAAAGCAATGTTTTAAAAATAAAATGTATTGAGCTCGATAAAATTTTTGATAGTGCGAGAGCAGCTGCTGTTTGGTTAGGCATAAGCCCGTCAGCTGGTTCTTATGTTAAAGAAAAAGCTCTAAAAAAAGAAGAATATAGAGGATACCATTGGGAAATAATAGAAAAAGAAAAGCAAAAAATAAGATGTATTGAGCTTAATAAAATTTTTGATAATGCCAGGGCAGCTGCTGATTATTTACATAGATCAAGTGGCTCATATATACTAGAAGGTATTAGAAAAAACCTTCCTTGTTATGGTTATCATTGGGAGTTTGTAGATTAAAATAAAAAAGCCACCTAAATGGTGGCTTTTGTTTAGTATTTATTACTTAATTAGGATTCACTCTTATTTAATGTGAAGGAGATATTAACTTGTTCTATGCATCCAGTTGGCACACAAACAATATCCAAATTAAGAATATCCTGCTGTAATGTTTCAGTAGTGTTATTTGTTCCATCACAAATAACTCTATAACTTGAAATTCCACCACCTATTTTGACATCTTCCATGATAGAAGTAGCAATTCCTCTAATTTTAGAAATATTTTCGGCCGCAGTAGGCATAAAGATAAATCCTTTAATAGAATTTCTAAGCTGATGTTTCAAAGCAATCAGCATTCGTCTTGTATGAATCTTTGTAAGAGTTGAGTTCTTCCTCTTTAATGTTTTTTCACCATAAGCGAGAATATTACCATTCTTCATCATAAGGAAAGGATTAACTCTGTTCTGATCCAAATACATTTCATCTCTGTCAGTTTTGTTTGGATAAGTTTCCAAATCAACTGCTTGAGAAATAAGACCATTTGTTTCACCTGCTGGAGCATACCAAGGAGCATAGTTGTTATCAACTTTACAGAACTGAGCAGCCATAAGAACTGAAGGCATACACCATACATATTTTGACTCGTTTGAGTCATAAACTTTCAACCAAGGCCAATATGTACAAGCGAAATCAGACTGAATAGCAGAGCCACGTCCAAATGCACCATTATGCCATTTTACAACATTCTCTCTTGAGATACCCTGTGGAGGATCAGCAATATAAATTGCATCATCCATGAATTCACAGAATTTAATAGCACAATCTTGCACTTCTTCTGTAATATTATCAGGGGTAATGAGGATATGCCAGTAATACAAGTCTTTGTTGCAAAGTCCTGATTTTTCTGTATCCATGGCTTCCATAAACAAGTCAGCACTATCATCAGGAATACCATTATCACCAATCATATAATCATAGCTCATATAATCAGTAACAGCAACTGGTTTACCTGTAGAAGTACCATCAAGTTCTGTCCCTTCAGTATCAGCTCTATTAATAGAAGAAGAACTAATAGGTTTACCAATATAAATTGGAGTATCAGAGCCTGTAAGTTCTGCTGTATCTGGAAGCATTACTTCTTCTGTAGTTGTATCATTCTTTATTACATCTACTTTAATGTAAGATGAACCAGAGTTTTCAGGTTCTTCATTAATTAAATCTTTGAAGTAATTATCATCTGCTGGGTTATAAGAAACATCTTCCCAAGTCTCTTTTACAACTCCACCAACAATTGTTTCAATATAGTGAGTTTTTGTTCCATCAACAGGTGATACACTTGTATAAACTCTAATACCAGTGCTTGTTCCTTCACCATACTCTCTTGCTGTAAATACAATTACATCTTTCTTTGAAGGATCAAGTTCTGCTGAACCTTCTTTGTAAACAACACATTTAAATGTATTTGTATATCCATTAGAATTGAATTCTTCTGATGTCATTGGAGTACCGATAAGGTTATCAAGAGTAAGATATCCAGAATCTTCAATTACACCATCAATTCCTTCAATAGTTCCAATTTTGTCAGTTGTATTGATTGTTCCAGGAATGATATTTCCTTCCTCAATAAATTTAATTTGATTAGAATCAATCTCAACATCCAAAGCTAATGCTTTTTCACCTTTGACAGCTGCAATTTTCTTACCTACAGCTTTTTTATTTTCTGTAATTAGGGCTTCTGTCGATTTATCTTCAGTGTCTGTATCAATGATATGATCATCATCAAATAAATATCCACCAAAATTAGTCCTTGAAATTTCAATAGTTGAGCCTTCAGTTTTTTGGAAATTTTCATCATCACCATTAATGCTGAAAACAAGAGTTTTTACATCTTCGAGATATTCAACATCAATGTTTGTTTTTCCTGTATTTTTTACACACTGCTTTTTACGAACGAACAAACCATTCAAACCATTAACAACTTGTGAATCTGTAATAGGTGTATATGCTTCAAGAGCAAACTCTTTATGAGCATCATCATCTTCACCAACTGTTGTAATTTTTACATTATACAAAACATTGCTTACAGAAACTACTTCATCATTTATAAATGCTTCTGGGTTTGAAGCTGTAGCTTCATCAAAAGCATCTTTGTCTTCGAATATTTTTGAACTATCAATATTAAGCTCATGCTCAAATGCGTTGTCCTTTCTTACATAAGAAATATTATCGAATGAGAAACCAGTTTCTTCTTTGTTTAATTTTACATACTCATTATACTCAAAGTAATCAGGATTAGGATTTTCTGATGTACCACTAACATATGTATCTGATACATATTTAAATTCTTCTACTTCTTCGGTACCATCATACATACGAGCAGGAACAAATAAAGAATTACTTGTTGTATTGTTTACTTTAAATGATGGTCTGATATCAATTTCTTTATCTCCACCAAAAGAAGCAAATAGCAAATAACCATAAGTTCCATCAGTATCTTGATCTGTAAGTCCAGAATCATTATAACACCATCTTACACAAATACTTTCTTTTTCAAAAGTATCATTCAATGCATTAACAATATCACTAATATAGATATATTTATGTGTCTCATCATTTTCAACAAGTTCTACAGAGTTTACTGAAATTCTCTTTGTCAATTCTGTTGGCTCTTTTTGAGCATTAACAGATTTTATTTTATATTTCAACTGGAAATCAAGTTTGCTTTCTTCTGTTAAGAATTTTGCCGTTGACATATCTCCATCATTGAGCAATGCACCTTCTCTATTTCCAAAAATATATATTTTCTGATAAGCACTAGGACCAGCCTCAATAGCAGCTTTTATATTAGAAACCAAGTTGCTTACTTTTCCAGTAGATAAATCTGCACCTTTTACATTTACAAAATAAGGTCCAAATGGTTCTTTATCTTCATCAGAAGAACCCTCGTTGTAGATTGCAATATTAAAGTTTCTTACTGAAGTATAAGGTATTTTCTTTGGTACTGAGAATTCTTCTCTACCAAAATTTGCGTTTAAACTGTCTTTAAATTGTTTTGCCAAGCTAGAAACTTTTAATTTTCCTTCTGCTGGAGTTCTAACTATAAGAGTTTTTTCAAGACCTTCTGAAGTTGCTATTTTACCAGCATAAGTTTTTCCAAGCTCATATCCATCAGTTCCAACTGCAATATCAGAAGCTTTGTTTATAATAATTGCTCCATCAACTGCTTCTGTTCCATTTTTAACAATTACATTTGATTTTGAAGCGATTGTTTCATCAGCAATACGAGTATAAAGAACTATACCGCCAGCTGAAAGAACTGAACGAACTGCCAATCCAGCATATTGTCCAGCAATAGGCGTTCCAAATATACTTTTATAATCATTATAAGTTTTGATTTCGATAGGTACTCCAATAGGACCTTTTTTAGCAAAACCAATGATTGCAACAGTAGTACTAACACTAGCTGCTGGGTTTGTATAATCGGTGTTATCTATCTCAGTAAAGTATACACCAGGTGTTTTCCAAGCCAATTTATTTTCCTCCTTTATTCATTATAATTAACTTATAAAGAAGGTAAAATTTATCACTGTTAGAATACTTTAAGCAAACTTAAAATATCTTTCATTCGTTCTTCGAGGTTTTCTTTATAACTAATTCTAATTATACCAATATTATTTCTTTCACAATACTCATTTTTTATTTTATCGTGTCTTTGAACATATCCAAAAGCTTCTTCAAGAGTTAATGTTTTGCTTCCAAAATTAACAGGTTTAAAATGTTCTATTCCATCAAATTCAATTACCAAATTATAATCTGTCAAATAGAAATCAAAAGGCAATTGTCTTTCATCAACGCAGTCTTTAAATTTATATTCATCGTTAAAATTTATTCCGTTTTCTTTCAGTACTTTAAAAATATATTTATTTCCTTTCGATGTTTTACATACTGGGCATCCACTTCCTCTTAAATGGGCATTTGGAGTTTGCCAAAAATATTTCTCGTGTTTCTTGCAGAATATTTTCACTTTTATTTTGCTTCCTTGATAATCAACCTTACTATAATCATACAAATCACCTTGAATTTTTGTTGCTTTTTCTATAAAATCTTCCGTGAAAACTAGTTTGTTAGCGCATCTTGGACACATTCTTTTTCCTGACATTATTTCGTTATAGCTCAATTGAAATTCAAAAGACTTTTTATGATTATGACAAATTATATTCATAGGAGTTGTTGAGTTAATATATTTTACTTTTGAATAGTCATATTCTGGTCTAATTCTTTTTATATCTTTTAACGCTTCTTCTTCTGTTTTATAGAAACCTTGACAATATGGGCAACTTGCTCCTTTTCTGTGCTCATAAGGAGACTGAGAAAATGTTTTGCGGCAAGTATTACAGATTATATTAACAGGTGTATCTATATTTGTATATTTAATCAAAGAATAATCATATTTATCACCGTGCTTTTCTTTAAATTGTTTTATTATTTCTTCTTGTAATAATCCTCGTTTTTCCCTATAACTTTCTCTACTACAGCATTTTAATTTTTGTCCTTGAAACAAATTATCTGCTTTAATTTCTTGCCTTGTGTTATGTTCCTTACAAAAAACAGTTATCTTAGTTCTTTTATTTATATATTTGCTTTCAAGTATGTATTTATTGTTTGATAAAAATTTAATTCTGCTCTCAACCTCTTCTTGAGTTAATTTTTTCATTATTTCATTTTAATATTTATTTTAAAAATGTCAATTAAAATTATATTACAGTTAAAAAACAGTGTGTAAAAAAACCACTAACGCAATTTCTT